TCTAAGTCTTTACCTTTATTATATTCGCCAAAATAAATAGACCACGGATCACCGCCAAAATTTATTGTTACGGAATATTCACAAGCAGGTCTATCAGTGTGAGGTTTTAATATTTCTCCTTTTGTATAAAGACGACAATAAGAATAAGTGGGGCATAATTTTTTTTGAGTTACCTGAGAAATTTTATCTAATAGAACAGAAGATAATGTTTCAATTACTGTATCTATATAACAACATCTAATATATTCAGACTCTTCCTCTTTGTTTTCAAAAGGCACATTTGTACAAGCTTTAATTATCAAATAGTTGTATATAAAACTATTCATTTCTGGACTGAGTAATCCAGGAACATGTACATAACTATTTTCTTTAAAAAAATTTACTGGGTCCATATAACTAAAACTTTCCTATGTCCTTTTGTTACTGGATTAACTTTATGAGGAAACATAAAATTTGAAGGAAAAGCAACTAAATCTCCTATACCTAGTTTTATTCCTTCTTCTTGATTTTGTACAAAAAGTTCACCGCCTTGATATTGATCTGCTGAATTTAGTCCTACTAAAATTGTTAAAACTCTAGGATTCTCTAGAAAATGATCAGTGTGGTAATCGTAATGACCTCTCGTTTTTGCATCATAATAAAGAAACTGAAAATAGTTTTTGTCAGAATCATAAAAACGACAAACATTTTTTGTATATTCATGATTTACAAGAGATGTAAATTTTTTTAATTCATTATAAATAATTCTTCTTGATACAGAATTTCCGATTTCATTCTCTAAAAAAGAACTAACTTTTACAGATCTGATGTTGTGATCTTCTCCTGCTGCGATAGTTCCATTACCCCATGTTTCCACGTCAGAATAAATTTCTTCATTGATGAGATTTACAAGAGATTTTTTCATCACATTTTTCATTGTGATGGAATACTCTAAAACTTCGTTTTTAAGGTTAAGCACCTAAGATATTATTTTTTGCTGTGGTTGCAGATGATTGTGCAGAAGTTTGAGCATTAGCTACATCAGTTTCGTAACTAGCAGATTCTACATCAAGATTTGCTAAAAGATTATTGTAGGTTGTATTGTAAGTGCTCCAATAAGTTTTTTCACCGTTCCATCTTGTAATCATTGTGTTTGCCCAAGCTGGAATCTCTGACTCAGTAATTTCTCGATTAGCTACTGTTCCGTCAAACTCTATCCAACCAGATGATGTAGCTGGTCTGTATTGTAAGGCATGAACATTAGCAGGAACAATATCATGTCCATTTAAATTCAAGTAGACTACTCCGTCGATATTAACATCAACTTCTGTATTACCAGAGTATAGTTTAGGTCCATTATTGGAATTAGATGGATTAACATCAGCATCATTAATAATAGTTAGCTGATTATTTATTGTTACGTTGTTTATTGTTACGGGCATCTTTTTTTACCTTTGTTTTTCCTTTCTTATTATTAACAGTTTTTTTACCTTGAAGCAATTGTAAATCTTCAGAAAGATCCTCCCCGTTTGCAAGGGCATCTTGTCCTTGACTTATATTACTCCAAATACTTCCTACTTGTTTTGTAGGATCTTCTTTTTGTTTTTTATTGCTTTCATTAACTAGAGCTAAAGTCACCATATTAGCTTTCACCATTTCATTTCTAAAAGACTCAACAGCAGAATTTGTTTGCACTTGTTTTCCAGTGTTTTCAACTAAAAGCAAAGGAATCCAAGCTATGGAACATCCCCATTCTTGTACGTTTGCACCTGTTTGAGGGTTTTTACCTTGAAGCATATTGTACCAAACACATTGATGTTTAATACACTTCTTATTTAAAAGTGGACATTTACCTTCTGGATCGAATATTGGCATTTCTTAGGATATATTAGCACTAATCCTTAGTACAGGCAATAACATTTGCAAATTTTATATCCATATTAGAAACAGATAAGGTGGTTGTGGTTGAAGCATTACCTGATAAGGATAAACTTCCTGAGATAGGGTGAGCGTGCGAACCTCCACCACCTGTAGAGTTCAAAGTAACGCCACTTGCATCAGGAATAGAATCATCTCTAGTTGAATAAGCAGCTCCAGCAACAGAGGTAGTATGTGTATGGCCAGGTATTTGAGGAGTAGAAAGAGTAGTTGAACCGACCGCTAAAGTTCCTGCACTTGCAGATGCACCTGTTAAATCATCAAACAATATAGCTCCAGGAGCAGAATTTTTTGAACCAGTGAAGACAGTGCTAAAGCCATCACCACCTCCTGTTCCCCCTCCTGTTCCTGTAACCACTCGTAAGGTGGTTGTGTTTATAGAAGCGTCAGTATTTTGAGTCCATCCAGTTGGTGCTGATGATTGAAAAAATAAAGCTGCTGATCCAGAGGGAATACTTGAAACTCCTGTCAAAGAAGATCCATTTCCAGAATAAGTTGTTGCATTAACTGTTCCGTTAGAGGCTGTGAATACAGAATTATTAACTGTTAAAGTGTTTTTAATACTTAAATTTCCAAGAGAATTAGCAAAAAGATCAACCATGGTATCTCCATTTTTACAATACATGATTGTGTGAGCACCTTGAGTAATAGCAACACCATTACTACCATGGCCTGTAGGAGCGATTGTTAAAGTTTGTGAGCCTGTTGTGTTATTAAAAAATATATAATTTGATTCAACGGCAGGAACAAAAACGGTAATGTCCCCTGTTAAAGCACCTGTAAATTCTATTACCTTGTTTGATGCCTCTGATGTTGGACTAGCGTTGGCGGTTGTTAATGTAACATTAGCAGATCCAGCCACTGACTTTGAAAGATATCCAGCAGTGAAAGCATCAACAGTTTCTAGGTTCGTATTGGTATTATTTCCCCAAGTATTAGCGTTAGCTCCTGTTTCTTGAAGTTCTAATTTATAACTATCTGAATATGTACTTGCCATTTTTTAATCCTTTGTTGCTATTATACTGTCTGCGTATTTTAAATCCATGTTAGGAACACTTGCCGAAACAGGCGCATTTAAAGTTCCACTCAAACTTATTCCAGATATGGAGTGTGAGTGACTGCCTCCTCCGCCAGTAGAACCTGAGGCTCTAGCTTGAAAGTCACCTTGTATAGTTGTTGGTCCGCCTTGACGATTAGTAAACTGAGGTTTGTTGCCTTGTGAACCAGTACCAGAGTGTGTGTGTCCTGGAATTTGAGGTGTGGAAAGTGTCGTAGCACCTGCCGATAAACTACTGCTTAAAGAAAGATTAGATATGCTAATTGGAGCAGATGGATTAGTAGCTGACTTTGATCCTGTAAAAACAGAACTAAAAGCATCAGTTCCTCCTGTTCCAGCGCCTGTACCTGAAACTACCTGTAAACAACATTCTGATAAAGTTGAGTTAGTATTTGTGGTAAAACCAGTAGGAGCTGCGGTTTGAACAAACATTGCTTCTGTGCCTGCTGCAAATTCTTCAACACCTGTTAATCCCGCACCATTACCAACAAGAGTGGTTGCTGCGATAACACCATTTGCATTCAGAGTTATATTATCACCAATTTTAATTTGATTTTTTACTGACAGGTTACCAAAAGAGTTGGCAAAGAGGTCAACTATTTTATCACCTGTGCAATATTGAATTGTATGAGCTCCTTGAGTAATCGCCACACCATTGGATCCATGTCCAGTTGGTGCAACTGTTAAAGTCTGAGATCCTGTGGTGTTATTGAAAAATATGTAATTAGACTCAACAGCAGGAACAAACACCGTGATATCTCCTGTTAATGCTCCTGTAAACTCAATGACTTTGTTTGATGCTTCAGCGGTTGGGTCTGCATTGTTTGTTGTTAAAGTTACATTGGCAGAACCTGCTACAGACTTAGCAAGATAACCTGCATTAAAAGCGTCAATGGTCTCCAAATTTGTGTTTGTGTTATTTCCCCAAGTGTTTGCATTAGCACCTGTGACCATTAGTTCTAGTTTTAATCTATCTGAATAAGTTGATGCCATGTTAATCCTTACTACAGACTATAACATTTGAATGTTTTAAGTCCATTCCAGGAATTGATAAAGAAACAGAAGGAGCAGCTACATCACCTGATACTGATCCAGAACCAGTAATAGGGTGAGTATGTGAGCCTCCGCCACCTGTAGAAGATGAACTAGGAGAACCACTTGCAGCAGCGGGTCTAGGTCCAGATTGTCTTGTAAGTGTTGGGTTTCCTCCTACAAAGGGGTGACTGTGACTAGGTATTTCAGGAGTTGAAAGAGTAACATCAGAGGCGCTTCCACCACTGACAG